GGTTCACCAATCTTGTTTCTCATCTGATTAAACATCATGGAGAGACACAAGCAATGGAAAAACTTAAAGCTTTTCGATTACTTTTACAACAGTATAGCCTTGGCCAGACTGTTAAGCCTATTCCTTTCTGTAAAACAGACAAAGATGGGTTTCCGAAAGTAATTAACTTCCTTAAACCGAAGTTGGATGATGTCTATGAAATCAGATATTCGATGTCTGTATTTAGGATAATTGAATCTTTTAGATCCAAACCCGAATACAAAATCGACACAATTGTAGACCCTTCATCTGCAGACGAAAGTCTGATAGATGAGATATCCACATTTATCCGATCTTGGGACAAACTAAGGTTAATACCTCAGCTTGTTCCATCACAACTTGTAATGAGTAACAAAGCTGGGCCAAATGGCCCTGCTACAATCTCAGCAATTAAAGACTTGACCGCTTTGCGGAATGAGCCTTTACTGCTAGATAGTATCAGTGAAATGATGAAGTTAACTTCACCAAACATTGATATGAACTCTTACAAATCACATTCAGGAGACTTTAAGTCTTCTAAACTAGTCTTACTTAGTGATAAAGCGTGTAAAACACGAGTTATTGCTATAGCAGACTGGTGGTCAAATACTTCGTTGCAATCGATTCATGCTAGCATGATGAAAGCACTTAGTAGATTACCAAGTGATGTGACCTATAGACAAAGTGATATTCCTAAACTTGTTAAAGGTTTAGGTACTAACCTATACAGTTCAGATATGACTGCGTTCACAGACAGATTTCCGAGAAAACTCGAAGTCTGTTTGCTTAGTGCAGCATATAGTGACACTCATAGTAGGTTATGGGAACAAATTGTCTCAAATAGATCCTTCCATCACCCTATGGGCGATGTAAGGTATACTTGTGGCAACCCCATGGGCTTGTTAAGCTCATGGCCGGTGTCGACGCTTTGTCACCATGCTGTAAAGCAATGGTGTGCGTATAAGTTAGGATTAAAATCCTATAAATATCTTATACTCGGCGACGACACACTCGACTCTTCAAAAGAAGTGTACGAGTTGTACACGGATACAATCCGTAGACTCGGAGTTTCCATATCACTCTCTAAGTGTACGCAAAGTGAAAACGGTTCAACCGAGTTCGCTAAACGTCACTTCCGAAACCATATAGAAGTAACGGGTCTCCCCGTTCATCTACTGGAGTCGGTACAAGATAAACCTGAACAGTTCTTAGAACTGGTCAAGATATCTCGTGAGAGAGGGTACGAGGACAAAATCCTCGGCCCGTCTTTGGATCTGTTACTAGGAACCCATAAAAAGGGTAAACTAGTAGCCGACATGTTGTCTCTTCCGGAACAAGTTCTTGGAATGCCACCATTATTGGAGGTTAAACCAGATACTTGGGCTGATAAATTATCTGCCCTTCCTGAAGAGTGTCTAAAAGAAAACCAAGCAATTGCTAGGAATTATGTCTTTTGGACAACAACCATCGGGATTAACAAACCCGATGCTCCAAAGAAAGTCGACCAGGTGACTGTAGAGCCAAACCATCCACTTGTTTTCGCACTTAGCGAACAACTTATGGACTATCTTCCAGAAACGGAAGATGAGTTTAGCATCTACAACGGATGGATGAAGGGAGACTATCGTAAGATGGCAAATGTGCCAAATATCGATACTTATCGTTATTACAATAAGGGGCATTATGCCACTAAATGTAAATACGATGTCTTACGGGCGCAATTAGCACTTGCTAACGGCGACTGTAATATCCCTTTGCATAAGCCGACAAAGTTAGATAACTTTGAGTTATTCGACTTAGGCTTCCAAGTAGCTCAAGATGAGCTGTTGGGACCATAGGTACACAAATGTGC